TAAAAATGATATTACCGTTACCTTTGGTCGAGGCGAAGACAACAAGGCAAGCGAATACGCAAACCTTGCACAAGGTCAGGGGTATGAACCCGTTCAGAAAATTGGAGTTCATCCCCAGACACTTAAAGCAGTAGTCAGGGAGCGTCTTGAATCTGGACAAGAGATGCCGCCTGACATATTCAAAACTTACGCGGGTAACAGTACAAAAATAACAAGGAGATAGAAATGAGTGACGAGAAACAAGTAGCAGTAAAAAAAGAAGCGAGCTTACCTTCAACAATTTTGTTTGAAGATGATGCAGCTTCGGGTTTTGAGAATGTAAAGACGACTAGTTTGGCTTTACCAATCTTAAAATTACTACAAAATGGTTCAGGAGAAGCACAGAGACGTAATCAAAATTATGTTGAAGGTGCAGAACCTGGAATGCTTTTAAATACAGTTACAAAACAATTGTATAATGGAGCAAAAGGAGTAGCAGTTATTCCTTGCCATTACAAACTAGAGTATCAAGAATGGGCAGATTTTGGAACGGGTTCTGGTAGACCAGAAAACATTTTTCCAGATGGTTCTGATATTTTAGAACAAACAACTCAAGATGGCGGCGGTAAAGATAGACTAGAAAATGGTCACTATATCTTAACTGTTGGACAACATTATGTAATAATTGTTGGAGATCAAGGAGCCGAACAAGCTCTTATATCTATGAGTTCATCTCAGGGTAAAGTAAGTAGAAAATGGAACTCAATGATGATGTCCATTTCACTTGATGGAAAAAACGGTCCTTATACACCGCCATCATTTAGCCATGCTTATAAACTAACTACTGTCTTAAATTCTGGCAAAGGTAATCAATGGTATGGTTACAATATCGTCAAGGAAGGTCCGGTTACGGATGCATCTATGTACGAACGTGCTAAGAAATTTTACACTAGTTTAGCTAGCAAATAGTGTGAATAGTAGGCGGCTAATGGAGACGAAGGCCGCCTACGCAACAGAGTGGATATGACAGAATTAGAAAAATTTATAAATATATTTGAAGGTTTAGATAGTGCTTATGGTCAAACTGTAAAAACAGATCAGTTTAGCGAAAAAGGTAAACACAAAACTAAATCATTTACAATATCAAATCCTGTAACTAAAAAATTATGGGAAGAACATTTAAAAGGTAGTGATCCTGGTTTAGGTATTGTTCCAATTAACAAAGAAAATAAATGTAAATGGGGATGTATCGATATTGATACCTATCCATTTGATCATAAAAAATTTATAAAAAAATTAAAAGATAAAAACATACCTATGATTGTATGTAGATCTAAATCAGGTGGCGCACATGCATTTTTATTTACTAAAGAATTTGTACCCGCAACTGTAATAAGAGTTAAATTAAAACTTATTGCGTCAGCTATGGGTTTTGCAAGTTCTGAAATATTTCCTAAACAAGATTATATAAGAGTCGATAGAGGTGATACTGGTAGTTTTTTAAACTTACCTTATCATTCAAATAAAAGAACAGTTAGATATGCTTATAGTGTTGATGGTAATGCTTTAATTTTAGAAGAATTTTTTAAAGCATATGAAAATACTGTTTTAACAGAAACACAGTTAAACGAATTAAAAATAGAATCAGACAAAGAACAGAAAGACGATTTTAAAGGGATGCCACCTTGTTTAGTTACATTGTTAAATGATGGTGTGCCAGATGGCCAAAGAAATAATTGTATGTATAATGTTGGTGTATATCTTAAAAAAAGATATCCAGATAAAGAAGAATGGCAAAGTCATATGTTTACTTACAATAAACAATTTATGAATCCACCATTAGATGCAAGTGAAATTAACACATTGATTGGATCTTTAGATAGTAAAGATTACAATTATAAATGTAAAGATGAACCAATACATAGTTTTTGTGATGCAAAAAAATGTTCCTTAAGAGAATTTGGTGTAGGAGATAACACACCTGCACCAGAAATTACTGAAATTAGAAAATATGATTCTGACCCACCAATATATTTTGCATCAATAGATGGTGAAAGTGTAGAGGTAGACGATGTAACATTACATGATCCAGAAAAATTTTCATTAGCATGTATGAATCAAATAGGTAAACCTATGATGCCAGTAGCAAAACATATGTGGCGTAGATTATTAATAAAACTTTTTGCAAATTTAGAAACAATTCCAGCTCCTGATTCATCTAAATTAGATGTACAATTAAAAGAAATACTAGCAGACTATATAAATAAAACACCAGGTAAAGAATTAAAAGATGTGATGAGAGGTATTTCTTTTACAGACACAGATGGTTTTACATATTTTAAATTTAAAGATTTTTGGAAATTTTTATTAAAAACTAAAATTTGGGCAGAACGAACTTATCCTAAACAAAAAACAATGAGATTGTTACAATCTTTGTTTGAAGCAAAAGAAGATACCCCTAAGATAGGTACAAAGTCTGTAAGACTTTTAAGAATGCCAACAATAAAATTAGAAAGACCTAACCCTAGAACAACGAAAGTAGAAAAATCACCATGGCTATAGTTAAAAAAATAATGGGACCACCAGGCACTGGTAAAACATATAGATTAGTAAATCATTATTTAAAAAAAGAATTAAATGAATATAACACTGATCCTGAAAAAATTGCATATATTACATTTAGTAAATCTGCTGCAGAAGAAGCAGAAGAAAGAATTTCAGAATTGTTTCCAAGTGCAAAATTAAAATATATATCTACCATGCATGCAATGGGTACGGCTGAATGTGGTATAGACACAAACACTCAATTGCTTAAGGGTAAAAAATGGAATAGATTTAAACAAGAATATTCAGAGTGGTTTAATATATCTTTTGAAACAACAGTAGATGCAGCAGGTAACCCTAGATATCAAAATACTCATTTACAAATAATACAATATTCAAGATCTAAATTAATATCTATAGAAGATGCTACTGTTGAATTACAAAAACATCATGACATAGATGTAGATTCTACAATACAATTACAAACAGATTTAAAATCATTCAAAGAAGGAACTAATATGGTTGAGTTCTATGACATGATTAACAAGTTTGTCGAGGAAGGTCGATGTCCTCCACTCGATGTCATCTTCCTCGATGAAGCCCAAGACTTAAGTCCTCATCAATGGAAATGTTTTGATTATATAAAATCAAAATGTAAACGAGCATATATGGCTGGTGATGATGACCAAACTATTTATGGGTTTCAAGGTGCAGATCCTGCATGTTTTATGTCACAAGAAGGTGAGAGAGATGACCAAGAAATATCTCGTCGAGTACCTAAAAGCGTGCATCGAGAAGCTATTAAAATTCTAGATCAGTTAACAACAAGAATAGACAAAAAATGGACACCACGAGATGCTGAAGGTAAAGTTTATCCTAACCACACTTTAGATGAAATAGATTTTTCAAAAGGTAATTGGATGATATTAGCTCGAACAAATAAATTATTAATTAATATATCAGAACATTTTTATTCATTGGGTGTAAGATTTAAAGCAAAAACAAATACACGGCTACCAAATGACATTGTTGAAACATATCAAATTTGGATTAGATTAAATCAAGGAGCGTTTATATCAGGAGAAGAAGCTCAAACTTTGTATAAGTCACTTGTGGTTAAAAAAGGCCATGTAGCAAGACGTTTTTCTGATGGTAAAAGTTTACAAAATGAAAAAAGCGTTGACCTTCAAAAACTAAAAACACACCATGGATTATTAATACAAGGTGATTGGAAACAATTGCATATTTCAGATCANTATAAAGATTACATGCAAACTTTATTAGAAAGAGGAGATGACTTAATGAAANAACCTAACATAGAACTTCTTACATTACATGGATCAAAAGGTAAAGAATGTGAAAACGTATGTTTGTTTACAGACTACGGTTTAGAGGGACAAGATGAATTTATATATCGTAGTGCATACGAAGATCCAGATCCAGAACATAGATTATTTTTTGTAGGTGTAACGAGAGCAAAAGAAAATTTATATTTAATGCAACCAACTTCAGATTATTATTACACAATAGGAGAACCAATAGTATGACAAATAAAAATATGTTTAAAGGAATAACTTACGGATCATTAGAAAAACAGGTAGGTGGAAAACATTACCAAAACATGGAGATCCAACCCGCAGAATTTATTAATGAAAATAAACTCTTGTTTGCAGAAGGGAATGCTATAAAGTATATTTGTAGACATCAAAATAAAGGTAAAGCAAACGATATACAAAAGGCAATACACTATTTAGAGATGATATTAGAAAGAGACTATAGTTAATGTTTGAAGCACAAACGGAATGGATAAGTCCAGAGTCATTTCCAGATTTAAAAGACCATAAATACATAGCAATCGATTTAGAAACAAGAGACCCCGGATTAAAATCACGAGGGTCTGGTGCATTAATTGGTGAGGGAGAAATTGTAGGAATATCAGTAGCTGTTGAAGGATGGTCCGGTTATTATTCTTTTGGTCATAAAGAAGGAAATTTTTTTGATGAAGCTGTTGTTATGCGATGGATAAAAGAAGTATGTGCATTACCAAATGTAAAATTATTTCATAATGCTATGTATGATGTGTGTTGGTTAAAAGCATATGGTGTTAAAATAAATGGACATATTGTTGATACAATGGTTATGGCATCTTTAATAGATGAAAATAGATTTTTCTATTCATTAAATAGTTTATCCATAGATTATCTTGGACAAGTTAAAGATGAAACGGCATTAAGAGCTGCTGCAGATAAAGCTGGCATTGATGCAAAATCTGAAATGTGGAAGCTACCTGCAATGTATGTAGGAAAATATGCAGAAAAAGATGCAGAATTAACTTTATCTTTATTTAAAAAATTATCAAAAGAAATTAAAACACAAGATCTTACAAAAGTATTTGATCTTGAGACACAATTATTTCCTTCTTTGATTGATATGAAATTTAAAGGCGTGCGTGTAGACGTTGAAAAAGCTCATAAATTAAAATCCACATTAGCTGAACAAGAAAAACAAGTGTTGCAAGAAATAAAAAAAGAAACAGGAGAAGATGTTCAAATATGGGCAGCAAGAAGTATTGCCAAAGTTTTTGACAAATTAAAATTATCCTATGAAAGAACTGCAAAAACACAAGCACCTTCTTTTACTAAAAATTTTTTACAAGAACATGAAAATCCCATAGTGCACAAGATAGCAAAAGCTAGAGAAATTAACAAGGCTCATACTACATTTATTGATACAATTATTAAATACCAACACAAAGGTAGAATACACGCTGACATAAACCCTATTAGAGGAGATAGTGGAGGAACTGTAACAGGTAGGTTTTCTTATTCTAATCCAAACCTCCAACAAATTCCAGCGAGAAACAAGCAGCTAGGACCGATGATTAGATCATTATTTATACCAGAAGATAATCACAAGTGGGGTTGTTTTGATTACTCACAACAAGAACCAAGATTAGTAGTTCACTATGCAGCTACAAAATTTAAAGGAGATGAAGAAGTTACAGAAATTGTAGAACGATTTCAAAACAATGCTGTAGATTTCCATCAAACTGTAGCAGACATGGCTAATATATCTAGAACACAAGCTAAAACAATTAACCTTGGGTTGTTTTATGGTATGGGTAAAGCTAAATTACAAGCAGAATTAGGTTTATCAACTAAAGAAGAAGCTTCAAAATTATTTAATAAATATCATGACAGTGTTCCATTTGTAAAAGATTTAATGGATGCAATTTCTAGAGATGGACAAGCATTTGGATATATAAAAACATTTGGTGGTAGAAAATGTAGGTTCAATAAATGGGAAATAGCAGAATGGAATGCAGGTAATTTTAAGGCACCAATGAGTAAAGCAGATGCAGAAGCAGCATATTTTGAAAAATATCC